GGATAACTATTTATAAAAGTGTGAATCATAAAATTTACGACATCAAGCCAACAATAATTGAAGCAAGCCACGACTACAAACGCAATGGCGAGAATATAGAAGCAGACAGAATAATAGATTTACGAGAATATGATTTATATCACGAAGGAAAGATTATTAAATGTAAAGTATCGCCTAACACAATTCATCCTTATAATATTGAAAGTATAATAAAACAACTCAATCAATGAAACAAACAATACTAAACTAATAGACCAATGAAAAACAAACCCAAAAAAAGAATAGACGAACCAAGCAACCAGATGAAACGTTACGCAAACAACATAGCAAGCGGAATGAATAAGAAACAAAGCGCCCTTAAAGCTGGATATGCTAAGACTACAGCATCAACAGCAAAGAGCGGAATAGAGAATAAACAGAGTTTTGAAAAGTTGCTCAATAAGTATATACCTAAGGATATGATATTAGAAGCAATACATGATGATATTAAAGCTAAACCAGGTTTTAGACAATCAGAATTACAATTAGCAAGTAAAATATTAGGTTTATTAACTGATAGATTAGACATTACAAGCAAAAACCTCACAATTACCTTTGATTCAGCTTTTAATGAAGCCCAAACTGACGATATAAAGCCTTTAAAGAAGAAAGCTAAGTAAAACTATGACCCAATGTAAACAATGTAACACTGATTATAAGCCAAAAAGAGCAAATAGCTTGTTTTGTAGTGCTAAGTGCCGTGTATACTACAATAGAGCAGTTAGCGTAACAAAGGACGAACAAGTTAGCGTAACAAGCGTTCCAGATATTAGCGTAACAGATACCCTTGAACGCCCCCTAACACCAAACGAGAAGAACGGAATAACACACTATGGAAAATGCCACGCTTGCAACAAGGACGTTAGTCATCTACGATGTATATGTAGTGACTGTATAAGCAAGGGCATTACACACAGCAAGCTTGACATAGACATCACACGCTGTATAGAGCCCGTAAAGAAGTTTAAAAGAAAAAGATTGAATGAATAGGGTATGGAGACCCACGATGCTACCCCCGTCTGTTTGGATAAGGATATATGTCTATAGGTATATTTAAAAAATAGAAATTAAACACCATAAATTAAAGATATTGTCAAGTATGATTATAGTAACAGGATTACGCAGAAGTGGGACTTCAATGATGATGCTTGCCCTAAAAGAGTCAGGTATTCCCATCATAGCCAAAGATATGGCAGATGAGCACAATCCTTTGGGGTATTGGGAGACACAAGACGTTACAAGGGGTATTTTCTACGATATGGGCGACAAGGCTATTAAAATCGTCGCAGACGGGTTTTACTTCTCAGACCCTAAATACATAGATAAAGTGATTGTGATGCTCAGAGACCCCCGTATAGTCCTTAAATCGCAACTTAAAGTGGGTATCTGTAGAAAAGGAGACGAGAAGAGAGTAGCCTTTAAAAACGCTGTAGATTTGAGTAGAACATTTGAAATAATTAAGACGTTTAAGATTCCACACATAACAGTAGAATATGACGAGATGCTACGATATCCCAAAGAGAATATGTTAAGAGTGTGTCGGTTTCTTGGAAAAGGAAATGGAGAGGGTTGGAAAATAGTAGACCCTAAATTAAATAATCATTGAATGTCTTACGGGGATTAATTCTTCATGAGCGGGATTATCTGTTTATCAGGTAGTTCCCGTAAGGCAGTTAATAAAGGATGGGAAAATGAAATTACATTCAAAGCAGAGAGAAATAATAAAAAACAAAAAGAGGTTTAAGGTTGTACGAGCAGGAAGAAGAAGCGGAAAAACCGTTCTACAGGTAGAACAGATGGTTTTTACAGCAACAGAAGCCAAGAACAGAAACATTTTCTATATAAGCCCTACCCAAAAGCAGAGTAGGTCTATAGTCTGGGAAGCTCTTATAAAACGAGTAGGAAAGATGGGAAAAGTCAACGAGAGTAGGTTAGAAATGAAAATACCTACTGCTGATGGGGGGATAAGTACGATTTACCTGTCAGGGTGGGAGAACCGCGAGAACTTTAGGGGCTTAAAAGCAGACCTTATAGTATTTGACGAGTTAGATACGATGAGAAACTTCTTTATGGGATGGCAGGAGATTTTTAGACCTGCCCTAATGGACACAAGCGGAAAAGCTACCTTTATAGGCACTCCTAAGAAAGAAAACCCCAATCTTCGTAGATTAGAAAAAGAAGCAAAGACCAATAAGGATTTCGCTGTCTTTAAGTTCACAACCCTTGACAACCCCCACGTCCCAGAAGACGAGAAGGCAAACGCCAAGATTGAACTTGACGCCCAATCCTACCAACAAGAAATCCTCGCTGAATATGTAGAAAACCAAGGTTCTCTTTTCAAGTATGAGTCCCTTATAGATGTATTCAGTAATACGGTTACCAAGACAGGTTCAAAGTATATGACAGTAGACATCGCAGATGACGGCTCTGACAAAACAATCTTCTCTTTTTGGGAAGACCTTGAAGAATATCGCAGAGAGTCCTACGAACATTTAAATACAGAAATGATAATAAATCATATCCGAGAGTTCGCCACTCAAGACAAAATCCCCTACTCTCACATCGCAGTAGACGCTATCGGTGTAGGAGCAGGAGTAGCCTCTAATTCGCTCTTAGACGGCATAGTGGGGTATAAGTCATCATACGGTGCTATAAAGACCGATATGAACATTGTACGGCTTCCTAACGTATCTTATATGAAGAATGCCCCCCTAACTTCAGATTATCGCAATTTAAGAAGCCAATGTGTCTTCACTTTAGCTGAAATGGTAAACACCCACAAAATCGCTAGTAAATTAGACGGACGACAAAAGGAAAACATAATTGAAGAACTCGCTATCTACCAAGACGCTTCTAAAGGCGACGGAAAGCGTATGGCAACTATGAAAGAAGACGTCAGAGAGCTTATAGGGCGTTCTCCAGATGAAAGCGATTGCTGGGTAATGAGAATGTTCTTCCTCGTTAAAGGCAAAATGACTTCCGTTGACACCCCCGAAGGAGATAGCACTTCTCAAAGACAAATTGAAATAATGAACAAAAACGAGGAAAATTTTAAAAACAATACAAACAAATAGAAATAATAAATGATGGGAGAAAAACTATGAAAAACTTTATAAATAATCACATAACCCCAGCGGTTATAGTAGTAGGAATACTATTCATCGTAATGGTATTTGGATGGACAGTTCTCAACTGGTTTGGAGACAAGGTTGAATTAGGTAGTGTAATTCAAGGTAGTGAGTATCACGCTACAAGCACATTAGCTTTTGGTAGTGACTCAACATTAGTTATGGCAGCTTCTGAACAAGGAACAGCTGTTATATTAGGTTCAGTAGTTATAGCTTCAACTACACCATACTGGACAACTATTTATGATGCCACTTCAACAGCAGCAGTAACAGTTGGTGTTTACTCTACAAAAATAGTTACATTCCCAGTATCAGCACCAAGAGGAACATATACATTTGACATTTCTCTACAAGATGGATTGGTAATAACAAACGAAACTGGTCACGACGGAGAATATGTCATTACGTACCGCTAATTAAAGGAATAAATTTATGTTAGAAAATGAAACCGTATACGATTTAGTGCGTTCTATGGAATCAGCAGATATTTCAGGAACAACAACTATTTCAAAATATGTAAAATTTAACCAAAGAGATAATCTTGAAAAAATAGAAGCATACTTAAATTCCAAACACATTACAGGAGATACTGACGCCCAAGGAAGAGAAAAACCATTCTTCAATATCGTTACAGCAGCTCGGAACATCACCTACAGAGCTACTGACCTTGACCGAAAACACATCAAGATAATTCCTACAAAGTCAACTGATGAGATAAGCTCTTTCCTTGCTACTGTTCACTTACAAGAATGGATGCGGAAAAAAGCCTTTGGTCAGTTTCTAAATGACTGGGGATTATCCCTTGCTTCTTATGGTTCAACTATCCTTAAGTTTGTAGAAAAAGGAGACGACCTTCATTGTGAAGTAATGCCTTGGACACGAATGATAGTTGACTCAGTAGATTTTGAAAATAACGCAAAGATTGAGAAACTATGGATGACTCCTGCTCAACTCCTCAAAAAGAAAGAGTATGATAAAGGGTTTGTTATAAAACTCCTTGAAGCAGTAGAAACTCGCAAGACCACAGACGGACAAGAGAAGGATACCAAATCTGACTTTATCCCTATCTACGAAGTTCACGGAGAGTTACCATTGGCTTATCTTACAGGAAAGAAAGGTGATGAGAACGAATATCGCCAACAAATGCACGTCATCTCTTTTGTAGAGAGCAAAGAACAAGGACAAGAATGGGACGACTTCACACTCACATCAGGCAAGGAGTCAAAGAGTCCATATATGATTACCCACCTTATCAAGACAGATGGACGAACCCAGAGTATAGGTTCAGTAGAAAACCTTTTTGAATCACAATGGATGCAAAACCACTCAACCAAAACCATCAAAGATAACCTTGACCTTACTTCAAAGATAATCTTCCAAACATCAGATGGCTCATTTACAGGACGCAACGCTCTACAATCAATTCAGAATGGAGATGTCCTAACCCACAAACAAGGTGAACCAGTAACCCAACTTAACAACAGAGCAGACATAGTAGCTCAACAATCTTTTCAGACACAATGGAAACAACTCGGAAACGAAATCACAGGCATAAGCGAAGCTATGTTAGGTGCTGCTCCAAAGAGTGGAACAGCTTGGAGACAAACAGAAGCTCTCCTACAAGAGTCCCACTCCCTATTTGAACTAATGACCGAGAATAAATCATTGTCTATCAAAGATATGCTAACTGACTTTATAATCCCTCACGTTAAAAAGAAAATGGATACAAGCGATGAAATATCTTCTGTATTAGAAGCTCACCAAATTAAATTCATAGACCAACGCTTTATCCCAAACAAGGCAATTAAAGAAAGCAACCAAAAACTAAAGAACGCAGTCCTTTCAGGCAAAGCATTTAGTGAAGAACAACAATCCGAAGACATCAGAGTTGCTACCGACAATATCACAAACGCAGTTCAATCAATGGGAAATCGCAGAAACTTCAAACCTTCAGATGTTTCAAACAAAACTTGGAAAGAAGTATTCAAAGATTTAGCTTGGGATTTGGAATATGAAATAACAGGAGAGGCAAGAGATTCTCAAGTAGTAGCAGACACCCTAACTAAAGTCCTACAATTTATCGGAAACAAACAGGGTATGCCAATGACACCACAGGAACAACTCGTTTTCGACAAGATACTCTCACAGACAGGTGCAATCTCGCCTTTAGAGATGGCACAGGTTAGTTCTCAAAATACACAGCAACAACCAGCGATGCCTCAAGATGGGCAAGAGTCGGTCGCAGGTCAACAAATAACACCACAATAATATGAGAACAATAATATGCGACAAATGTCGCAAAGAGTTTAAAGAAAAAGATAATATCATTCATATTAAAATTGAAAAATCTGGATATATCGGTATCAATATGGATTTTTGCGAAGATTGTTATAAAAAGATTGAAGATATTATTGGGAAAGATAAAATAGAAATCAATCTTGAAAGAAATATAAAAATATGAGATTAAACAATTCACAAAAAAAGAAAATGAAGCAGAAGATGGAAGAAATAGTTCAAAACTCAGAATACACAAAAGAAGAACTATCACTTATCTCAAACACATTCTACGAAAGAGACGACATCTTAATGGCTCTTAAAAAACACTTCTTACAAGGAGAGTTGTTAGCACACGAACAATCAACATTAGGAATAGTTACAGGCAATGTATTAGATGTAGTTCGCAAACAACTACTTCCAGAGATAGACCCTTCAGCTCCATTTCATCAAACAAGAGACCTTTGGACACACATAAACACCAACGATAAATTAGTAGAAGACTCCTACCTTGATATGAAAGCCCAAGACATAGCGATTAAATATCTTGACCAGCAGTTTTATAGATTAGAGAATGATAAAGACATAGGAAATATAAACTTCAAAGACCTTATTTATAACGACAGAAAAGACGCACAAACAGCTTTCATAGAACTTAAAGCCAGAAACCTACTTTTACCCCACATAGACGCACATCTTGAAAAATTAAGACAATTAGCTATAAGTAACGCAGATACAGATTATAGCGAAAAAGAACGAGCGATGTTAAACAGCAATAAATAAGATAGTAAAAAATAAATCATAAACGGACCGACAAGTCCTTAAAACTGTGCTAAATTTATGACTAAAAAAATTGATGACCAGAACATCTTAAAATCTGAAGTTGATGCCGACAAGTTCCCAAAATTAGCAAAAGCTACAGAACTTGCTAACAACTATAAAATTAGGGCAGAAAAAGCTGAGGCAGAAAGTAAAAAAGCCAAAGCAGAAGTAGAGCCTTCTAAAAAGCCAGAGGAGACCATCACTCCTAAAAAGGAAGTGGAGACCGAAACTCCTAAACAGGATTATTCCTTACAAGACATCAGGGCTTTAAATGATGTTCACGATGACGATGTAGAAACCGTCACCGAATGGGCAAAGTTTAAAGGGATTTCTATAGCAGAAGCTAAGAAAACTCCTGAGATTACAACTCTTTTAAGGGAAAACACAGAAGAAAGAAAGACAGCCGAAGCTACTAACACAGGTGGAGGAAAAAGAGGTTCTACCAAATCAACATCAAAACAGATACTTGATAAAATTCACAAGGGTGAAGCTCTAGAATCTGACGCTGATTATGATAAGTTAGCTGCCGCTCGGCTCAAAGCACAAGAAGAGTCAAGATAATGATGGGTAAATCAAGACTCCTAACAAACTAACCGATTTTCTGATGGGAGGAATGATTTAAACCAATGGCAAATACAATGACATCTGCCACATACTACGAATTTACTATGCACAGACGCAAGTACAGACTTGCATCGTTTGACAAGTTACTTCGTAAGGCATTAGTGGCAGAAAAAATTTGTACGGTTGACCGAACTGATAGTATGTATATTAACAATCCATACGGTTCACAACCTACAACTACTGTTCAAGCTTTAACTGGAACTTACACTCCAGCAACATTTACACTTGCTGATGATAGCTTAAAAATCACAGACGAGTTTGTTGTAGCAGAACATATTTACGATTTTGAAAAGACTTATTCAACATTTGACCTTTTTATGAATCGTATTGACGAACAAAATAACTCATTAGCTACAGCATTAGACAAATTTGTACTGAACGAATTAACAGCTAACGCTAATGGTGCTTACTCAACACCAGCTGGTGGTTTTACAACAGCAGCTAACGTTATCCCAATTCTTTCTAACCTACTTTCAAAGGTAGCAGGTTTTTCAAATGCTGGTAAAAACTATTACCTAGTTCTTGAAAACACAGACATCCCAGGATTCATTCAAGCATTTGGTGCAGCAGGATTTAACACAGCTGACGCTTGGTTAAAGAATGGTATGATTGGAAGTCAAATGGGTATTGACTTCTACGTAGTCCGAACAGGAACATTCGCAGATGCAACTACATCAACAGCTTCAGGAACAAAAACTTGGACCAATTCAGGTCACAGAGTTTTTGGAGTTAAAGGTGCAGCTATGTATGCAGCTCCAAGAGGAGTTCATTATGATGAGTTTGGACGAACTGGATACACAGGTAGAGAAATCTCAACAGTCGGATACTGTGGATTCAAACAATGGACAAGCACACAGGACTTAACCATTGACATCACATTAGCTTAATTTTAATTAAACTTATTGTGGGGTAAGATAAGGTGCTGAACTTTCCTTACCCATCTAAGTTAAGTCCAGCATCCTACCTTGCCCCTCAAAAGAAATTAAAATACAAAAATATGGCTAAAAAGAAAAGAAAGGTTTCAAAGAAAAAGGTTAAAAAGGTTGTTGTTGAAACAAGACCAGAACAACTTGAAGACCAAGGCGAATTCAAACTCAAAGAAGAGAATGTAGTGCCTGAACCAACGCCTTTACCAAAAGACCCAGAAGTGAAACCTACTATTAATCCAAACGACCCAGTTGACACACACGTCAGCGAGGGTTACAAAAGACCTTCAATCACTAATGTCAATGAAGTTTTTACCAAAAAACAATTTGAAGCATTAGTAGATGCTTACTGGAAGAATTTTCCAGATATGAAGGCAAAAAACCCAGCTAAGTATCACGCTAAAAAGTCGGAGCTGGCAAAGAAATTAGCAAACTTAAGATAGGAAAAAAATATGACTAAAAAACAAAAAAAGTTCATTAAGGATTATAAAAATTATCTTCTTGTAGGAGTATTTGCTTTCCTATTCGTAGGCGTATTCGCTGCAAGTGCTAATTTGTCCTTTATGGATAAGATTGCCGACAAAGCTGGAGAAGTATTAGGAATGTCTTTATCTGATAAGATTGATATTCCTGTAGAAGAAGAAACTCTTGGCGGAACTGGTGGAACTTTCCAAACCGATTGGTATAAGATTGGAAATAGATTAACTTGGATTAAAAGCGGTCCAGCTTATGACGCTTCAACTACCCTTGTTTCCTTTATTAATCCAGTTGATTATGGAAAAGCTACCTCAACAACTGATATTGCTTATAATCAAAGAACTCACGAATCATCTACCTCTACTGTAATGAACTTCAATCTTGATATTGTAGGAGCAGCTACTTCAACATCTGTTATATCTTGTGGAGGAGCTTCAGACGCTTACTC